CTTCACGAAGGAAAAACTTTAGGGCACTAGGCAGGGGCAACCAACCGCTGAGCACCATACGGGCTATCCAGCCTGCTGTGGTAGGAACATACTCTTGTGAGATAAATCGCTTGATCTTGGCATGCAGTTCTCGGCGATGCGGATGTACAGCCAAATAGGTTAAAATCCATTCTTCTGCTTGTTTACGATCGCATTGCGAACTGTACCAGTTAAACGCCTTACTCATTGCAATCTTACGATCACGATAGTCCATTTTAGCCTGTTCTTCGTAACTGGCCCAAACGGGTTCGTCACCCATGTACTTGCTTTCGCCTGTTTTAGCATGTAAACGCTTCGGGCGTGGCATTTCTGCCACACTTGTAACTTGTGCTTTGGGTTTGCGAGTAGCCATGCGATCTCCTAATCAATGTTGCTATTATATAGCCTAAGTTTTGGGCTGTCAACCATATGGCTAGTTGCCATAAATATTGGGTAGAGGATCCAAAATGCCCAGATTAAGCATGTGGCGCGAACATAAGGGCGCCGATTACAATTTCCTAGATCGTACTATCAAAGAGCAATTTTTGGTAGGCGGTACTGCGTTCTTAGTTCACAAATATATTGGACCAAAAGCACAGGCAGGTTCTGAAGATGCCACGTTGCCAGAAATTTCAGCAGACGCAGACGAACTGACTATCCAAGATGTGCTGTTCTTAGAAAACCGAGATCGCAAATATGATACTGATGTTTACGAACTTCGTGGAGTCTATAATGTAGGTGATCAAGATTTCGATCTAACACAGTTTGGCCTGTTCTTGAATACTGATGTGCTGTTTATCACTTTCCATACCAACGACATGATCGATCGCATTGGACGAAAACTTATGGCCGGTGACGTCATTGAATTGCCACATCTGCGTGATGACTTGTTGTTGGATGCCACTGCCAAGAGCATCAACAAGTTCTATGCTGTACAGGATGCGGCCCGTGCCGCAGAAGGTTTTGGTTCAACCTGGTGGCCACATCTATGGCGCATCAAGGCCGCACCTATCAATGATGCACAGGAATATCGCAACATCCTTGGCAACCCCGAAGATGAGGACAGTTTGAAAAACGCACTCAGCACCTATCAGAAAGAGATTGAAATTTCCAACACCATCATTGAAAGTGCCGAAGCATTGGTGCCCACTGCTGGTTGGTCGAGCGAAACCACTATTGGTGCTCCTGAGATCAAAGGGTTCACTAATAAAGCAGAATCTGCATTGGCAGTAAACTATGTGCCGGACTCATCAACTGTGCAGGCTGGTTTGACATTTCCGTCTGGGCCCACACAGGGCGAATTTTTTATGCGGACAGATTTCATACCTAATAGGTTGTTTGTCTACAGAGGCACACGCTGGCACAGAGTCTACGATTCTGTGGATCAAGTTGGCTGGACTGAAAGTCGTCTCAATGCATCATCTTTCATCAACAACGAGAATACCACCAGCACTAAGAATTCTAAAAACGGATCTATTCCAGAACGACAGGCATTGAGCCGCACATTCAAACCACCCAAGACTGACGAATAATGGCCCAAACTTATTTTTATGATCAACAGATAAGACGATGGTTGTTGCAATTCATGCGGCTGTTTGGTGGCTTCACAGTGAAGATGGGCAAAGATGCCAATGGTGCGGACTACTATCATCAAGTGCCTGTGCGTTATGGCGATACCAGCAGGATGGCCGCACACATAGTGAAACAAAATTCTGAAAACAAGGTCAACACAGTTCCGTTCATCAGTTGCTATATTGCCGAACTGTTGCCCAATGCAGAACGCAGACTACAACCCACTTTCCAGGATCGTGTGCAGGTCTACGAAAAACTCTACGATTCAGAATCTGGCGGCTATCAAGACACAGTGGGCGAAACTTACACACTGGAACGCTACAGTCCTATTCCTTATGATCTCACCATCAACGTGGATATCTGGACCAGCAATACCGAGCAGAAATTGCAATTGCTAGAACAGATCCTGCTACTATTCAATCCTTCGGTGAACTTGCAGAGTAGCAACAATCCTTTTGACTGGACCAGCCTTGGTGTAGTCGAGCTCATCAACATCACTTGGAGCGCCAGGGCGATCCCGCAAGGCAACGACGACATCATTGACGTGGCCAGCCTGATCTATCAACTGCCGATCTATCTATCGCCACCGGCCAAAGTAAAACGCCAGGTCTTGATACACAGCATCCTGGCCAACAGTTACGCCGACATCGACACAGACATTGACATCGACTCCATCAATATCAGCGTGAATCGCAGCCAAGTGCGCCAATGGATCACTTTTGAAGATCGGCACATACGAATCAATGAGGACAACATTGAACTGCTGAACAGCGATGGTACCAACATTGATCGCAAAAAAGGCAACAATCAGCTGCTGAGTTGGGAAGATCATTTTGCCTTGCACGGTGGCATCAAAAATGGAATCACAGAGATACGTTTGAAGTTGGGTTCAGATCCCATCAATGAAAACGTCGACGAAGTGGTACTGAATGTGAATCTGGTAGACGGGAATCCTAATTTGCTGAGCTACAGCCTAAACATAGACACTTTGCCTAACGACACTATCCCTCTGATCAATGGTGTGATTGATCCACAACGCAGTCGCCCAGGGGTAGGTAGTTTGCCAGCGGCAGCGATGGGACAACGATATCTCATAACCAAAAACACAATTCCATTTGCCGGGGGACCTTGGGGAGAATTGGCGGCTGGTGCCAATGACATCATCGAATACAATGGCACGAATTGGGTGGTGAGTTTCGACGCATCGGCGGTAAATTCAAGTGGTTATACGACAAATGCCAACACAATGAAAAAACTCTATTACACAGGTAGTGAGTGGGTGGTGGCGATAGAAGGCATGTTTGAGCAGGGCTTCTGGCGTATCGTCCACTAGGAAAAAAATATGAGAGCCGTTGGTGCATTGATCGTAAGCAAGAAAACCAAAAGAGCTTTGATGCAGTTGAGGAGCGAGTCGGAGAGGCACAGCATGTGTTGGGGTCTTTGGGGTGGGAGATTGATCGGCGATGAGGGTGATCTCGAAGGCCTCAAAAGAGAACTCTGCGAAGAATTAGGTTGGCCAGGCGTACCCAATACCGTGGCCATCAGCCACATTTACACATTCACTACCAAAGACAGTAGATTTAGGCATGTGAGTTATCTCATACTGTGCGAAGAAGAATTTGTTCCTGCCCTCAATGATGAAAGTGCCGGCTACTGCTGGGTGGATCTAAACAATTGGCCCGCACCTTTACATCGCAACACCGGTAAAATGTTTGCCAGTCGGGCATTCCAAACAGCACTAGAAAGCATCGTGTATAATGCACCTAAGGCTAATCAAACGATCTGACCTCTCACAATCTTATGCCGGACCACATCTGCAAATGCCGTTTCCTTCGTGCATGAATCCAGCCTTGGACAATCCTTTCCTGAATTCGTTGTACAAATGCGAAATCTGCTACGCAGAGCGATGGTATCTAGAAGTACGCAAAAGGATCTTGGAAGAAAATTGGACCCATCCCATAGTCAGGATCGCATGTGCGGACGAACGATTGAAAATGCTGTTGGTAAAAAGCGTGGTTCTAGATGGTGCAGTGATGAGATCTGTTCTGGCCGATCCCAAATTGCCGGGCTATCATATCAGTGCTGGTATCAACTTGAAAAAACTCAATCGCTGGTGCGGATTTTTCGTCAGTCTTCCTGACTCAATATAAACTCTTTGTAACCTATGTGGCCTAGGTCGAGGCTCAGCGGTATGTCGCACCAAACAGGAATGCCTTGGGCATCTAGCAGATCACAAAAACCCATGTCTTCTCCGTGCCAACTCTGGCTTGGCTCGTGCCAGATCAAAGGAAACCATGGTGTTGTCAAGCGATGCATCACATCTGCATTGACCAACATGCAACCCATGCCAGCGTATTTCACCCGACGCAGTTTTCCAGATACAGTGACTGGTACCAATGGATCTATGTCTGTGAATGCTGTAGGGATAAAAGGTTCGACTCGTTTGCTG